AAGCGGGTGATCGAGGGGCTGGGGTATTCGATGACCATTGAGGAGTGGTGGGACGTCGCCGATCCTGCCGGGACCTTCCGGCTTGAGGTTGAGCTGAATGAAATCGGCATTACGGAAGCCATGATTAACGAACTGGAGCGCATCATCGGTGATGCGAAACCGGTTAGTCGCCATATATCACAGCTCACGCTGTCAACAACGACCAAAGGGACGGCATTTGTCGGTGCCGCAGTTGTTGAGGGCGAGATTATTACCGTTTACCCGGACGGCTATGAACCGGACGGCAGTATTCATTATGACGGGCAGGCAAATTACGACGGCAATTATTATTATTCCGGGAATGAACTATGAGCGAAATAAACGAAACGCCGAAATGGGTTGACGGCATCCCTTTTATTACCCGAGCGGATAAAGTTGAAGGGGGGAATTCAGGAAAGATTAATATTCAGGCAACGATTATAGCAGGCCGCACCCGTTACCTTAAAAATCAGATAGAGGCTTATAACGGGCTGCTCAAGTCGGGTGAGTTACCCTTCACTGATAAAACCGCGGCGCAGGCGTATATTGACGCCGGTAAAATACCGGCTGGCAGTTTGTTTTCCGTTCGTTCAGAAAATCCGGATTACTGGGTTGACGAATGCGTTAACCGAAATGGTAAGGTCACTGCCACCGGTAAACATCTGCTTTCAGAATCAGCTATCACTGCCCGTATTAACATGGATGATAACGGCAATATTACGTTCCATAAAGATGCGGACGGGCTGAGCCTGATAGTCGTTGATGATACCGGCGGGATGCACCTCACCGGCGTGAAAGGAACGGTTCAGGAGCGGCTGAATATCGTCGGGAAAAACACATCGCCTGCCATCCTCCGTCTGACCGATGCCGAAAATGCGGCTTTTGCCTCAGTGGATGAATACGGACATTTACGCCTGCCGGGTATGCCTGACAGCGTTCAGGAAAGGCTTGATGCGCTGAAAAAACGCATGGAAGAGTTCCGTAAGCGCGGCATGATTCTGGATGCACGGGAATGTAATCTGAATACGAAAACCGGGCAGGATGCTCATCGACCGCTGCAACGCGGTTACAACTGGTTATCCGCGAATGGCGGTGGCTATTTATACGTACCTCCCGGTCATTACAAAATGCCTGTCCCGGTTACACCCCGATCTGGTGTGTCGCTGGTTGGGGCCGGGCAGGACGGGACAATATTTTTACCTATGGGGTACCTGCCTGCGTTTCAGTATCGGGGGAAACCAGCCGAGGCATCGCCGGAAGTTTACGTCGAAAATATCCAGTTCTGTGATTTTACCGTCGACGGTGAAAACCAGCAGTTACACCCGGAGCGCGGTTATATACCTGATATCAAAGGAATCTTCCTTCAGTATTACCGCAATGCCTACTTTGATCGCCTGACCATCCGCAATACCGGGGCGACCGGTTTCGGTGTGGATATGCCTGATAAGGTTTTCGTCGCGAATTTCCTGGTTGAAAACTGCGGCAGGCTGGCGAAAGTCGGCGACCTCGGTGCGTCGGGGTTCGGCCTGGGTACCAGCTTCCTGAGCAGTGAACCGATTTTCCTGTCAAAAATCGTGGGGCGCGGGAATAAAAATTACGGCATCTTCTTTGAGCCACAACGCGGCGTTGGTACTGCGCAGGATGCGATTGTTTCGGGCGCGACCTTCTCCGGCAACTTCGCGGGCATGGCAGATTGCGGTATTGAGGGGCTGATAGCCTCTGACGTCAATCTGCGAGGGAACCAGTACGGATTTATGGCGGATACCGGCACCAACAACGGCGGACGTCCAGGTCATCGCGGGAAGCTGATTAACTTTATTGTTAAAGGCAATACAAAACACGGCATGTATTTTGTCTCGGCTAAAGACGAAAATTTAACTGGTGAATACGCCATTATTGGCGCGCATATCTTCGGGAATGGTGAGGACGGGATTAACTTTAAGTACCCTGAGAAACGGGCAAACAACGGCCTGCGTGTTTCAGACTGCGATATTAACGACAACGGCCGTCATGGTCTGAATTTTGAATCCGGCCCGGTCATCAACGCCCATGTGACAAATACCCGTTTCTGGAATAACGGGAAACAGGCTGCGGGTAACGGTATTAACAGCAGTGCGAGCGTGAAGAAAAGCCGGTTCTCCATGAACAGTTATTATGATTTGCAGGCGAAACCCACGCAGCAATATCCCGTTTCCATCAGCGGAGATATGGAAGATGTTGATATCTCCTTTAACCACGGCGCGGGCAATGTGAATAACAAACTTAACCTGACCGGGAATAAAACCCGCGTCACCACGCTTTCTAATCCGGGAATTGAATAATGGCAACGAATATTCAGGGCAACATGAAATATAAAGGGCGCTTAAATCTGCTGCCGTCAGCAAATGCCCCCTTACCTGAGGGTGCAAATCTTTTCGCGGATTTTGCAGGCGGGCGTCACGTCATTAAACATGCCAGCGGGAATGTTTTACGGTCATCCATCCTGACCGACATTCTGTCATTCTCCCGCGACAGTACCGCGACGCGGATTGCTGAGAGCGGCCTGCTGGAATACCTCCAGGCTAACGAACCGGCGATTGATTATCACCCTATGACCGGGGAGTGCCTGGGCCTGCGGGTTGAGCGCAGCACGTGGAACCGCCTGGAATGGAGCCAGGATTTCAGCAAAATTGCCACCTGGGCGGCGTCGGGTGTCGTACTGACGCCGGGGGCGACGCAGGCACCAGATGGCAACATGACGGCGACCAAACTGATTGAGGCCACGGATACGCAGGCCGCAGTGCGCAAGTTAGTGGCAACCACCACGGCGGAAGCGACTAAGGATTTTCCGTATAGCTTCAGCATATTTGCAAAAGCGAACACCGCCAGCGTGCTCCAGCTGTCAGCGGTGGGGGCATTTCCTGAGCCGACCTTTGTTAACTTCGATCTGAAAAACGGCAGGCTTGGAAAAACGTCTTCAGGTTCAACAACGCGCGGGCTAATGCAGGCCACTATTGAGCCTTACCGCAATGGATGGTACCGCTGCTCAATTACTATCATGCCGTACAGCGCCGCAAATCCAGAATTTACCCTGGCACTGACCGAAAGCGACACCAGCGCCGGAGCACTGCCGTCGTACCTCCCTGCGACACCGAAGTCGGTGTTTATCTGGGGCGCGCAGGCTGAGCTTTCTGACGGCGCGACGTCTTATATCCCGACTATTGGCGCAGAAGTGCAGAGGGGGAGTGATATCTGTACCACCCCGACGGTGGCCTCGTTTGTGTCCGCTGCGGCGGGTACGGTGCTGGTTTCGGTCGTGCATCCTCACAGCATCAAGGCGCTGACAGATAAGTACGGTGCGCTCTCCTGCGCCGCAGTGATTGATAATTCTGTTGCCGGGCCGCACGTGCGCTTTGCCTACCGAAACACGAATGTGGATGGTGACTACGGCGCCGTGCTCGGGGTGGTACCGGATGAGAGCGGCACAGCGCAGAATCTGGAAATACCCAGCATGCCGCCGGTACCGGACAGCGAACAGGCGTGCATTTTTTCATTCGACGCAACGGCGCTGACTGCACGTCTTTTTGACGGGTACAACTGGTATGAGCGCAGTCTGACGGCAACGCCTCCGGCACTGAATCGCCTGACCATCGGGCGGGGCTACCTAGAGTCAAGCAATTACCTAAAAGGGTACATCAAAAAAATCGTCTACTGGCCTTCTGCGCTGAGCGAATCAGCGATGGAAGAAATGCTCTCTCTTTAAGGTGCGGTGAAAATGGCGAAACGATTTTATACGCGACTGACCGCCGCCGGAGAGCAAAGGCTGGCAGAGGCCGCGGTTTCAGGTGCGCCGGTAAATATCACCCAGATGGCGGTAGGGGATGGTAACGGCAGTGTGCCTGAACCGGCAAACCGGGAAGATCTGCTTAACGAAGTCTATCGTGCTCCGTTGAATCGCCTGGTGATAGCAGACCAGGCGGCAAATGTTATCCGTGCTGAAATGCTGATCCTGCCGCAAACCGGCGGATTCTGGATGCGTGAGGCCGCGCTTTATGATGATGACGGGGTATGCCTTGCGGTGGCGAACCTGCCGGAGTCATATAAACCGAAACTTGCGGAAGGCTCCGGGCGCTTGCACGCGGTAAACGTCTGGATAGCGATAAGCAGCACTGAGAATGTGCAGCTGATTGCTGAGCCATCAGTCATCATGGCGACGGTGGATGAGATTGAACGGGCTAAAAATGAAGTAAAGGATTACGTGGATCAGCTTCTTGGTGACACTATTACAGCGGCAAAGCGTGATTTCTGGGAAGAAGACAACCCGCCGGGAACAGTGCGCTTCTTTGCTCAAAATGTCGATCCAAATGAGAAATGGCCGTGGTCGAAATGGACTTACACCGGCGAGAATAAAACAATCCGTGTCGGCAAGGCTGACGGTTCGGACGTCGGGCAGACCGGCGGCAGAGATACCGTTACACTCCAGCAGGCTAACCTGCCCGCCGTTCAGATTGATGTGAGTGGCGAAACAAGCGAACAGGAAGAGCAGAAGCTGACGACCACGCGCGGCGGTGTTCACAATCATGGTGGGGTAGCCGGTAAAGATGACCCCTGGGAAATCGGAGGTGATGTGCGTCAGCTCTTTAACCCTAAAGAGCTGGGCGTGACAGATGATGCCGGAGAGCACGATCACGAAGTCACGATCCCACCGCATAAACACTTGGCCAACGGCAAAACAGCCAACCTCGGCGAAGGTAAATCGTTCAGCGTGGTTGAAGCTCACACGCTGCTGATGTG